ACGGTAGGCGCGACGACTGCGGCAACGGTTCGCGGCACCACGATCACGGCCACGACCCAGTTCACGGGATCTGGCGCAGGCCTGACGAGCATCCCGAACTCGGCCACAACGGCTACAAGCGCGAATACGGCCTCTGCCATCGTCGCTCGGGACGCTTCTGGCAACTTCAGCGCCGGAACGATCACGGCAAGCCTGAGCGGCAACGCCACAAGCGCCACGACCGCAACGACCGCGACAACGGCTACGAACGCCACCAACACGGCGATCACAGCCAACTCAACGAACGCGACTAACTTCTTGACCTTCGTTTCCGCGACTACCGGAAACCTACCCCAGTTAGTAAACTCATCCATCACCTGTAACCCGAGTACGGGAGCAATCACGGGTGGCATCTCCGGAGGAACCTTCTGATGGCTGCTTCAGGCTTTACCCCGATCCAGTTGTACCGTACCGCAACGGCATCTGCCGCCCCATCTGCGGGGAACTTGGCTGATGGCGAATTGGCCATCAACACCAACGATGGCAAGTTGTTCTACAAAGACAACTTGGGAGCGGTTCAAACCATCGCCACTAAGGCAACGGCCGCCCTCACGATTCCAATTACGGTCTCCAACGGCGGCACTGGTTTGACCACAACCACTGCTTATGGGCTGATTGCTGCGGGCACGACCTCAACGGGCAACTTCCAACAAGTGTCGGGAACTGGCACCTCTGGACAAATTCTCACCTCCAACGGGGCCGGAGCACTTCCGACTTGGCAAAACGCCCCGGCGACCGGCGCCACCAAAGGGCAGGCCATCGCTTTTTCTCTGATCTTCGGCCTGTAAGGAGCAAACATGGCAAACCCAAATATCGTCAATGTCACGACAATCCTTGGCAACTCGTCTCAGACGCTGCTGTCGTCAACAAGCGTCTTCAGCATTGCGAGCAATGCCGCCTCCTCCAACAAGGTCTACAAGATCAACAGCATCGTTGTAGCCAATGTGGACGGCACCAACGCGGTGGACATCACGATCAACATCTACAACAGCGCCACGGCGGGAAGCGGCACGGCCTTTGCCATCGCCTCCACCATCTCCGTCCCGGCAGATGCCACGCTGATCGTGACCGACAAGACGACCTCGTTCTACCTGCTTGAGAACCAGTCTATCGGCGCAATCGCAAGCGTAGCCAACGATCTGGTGGTGACGGCCAGTTGGGAAGAGATCAATTCCTAATAGGAGGGCATCATGCCTCTTCGTCCTCCTGCCGGGTTTATCCGACCGGGCTATGACCCACTGAAGGTTCCCAACGCGCCGACCATTGGGACGGCTACGGGCGGGGATGCCCAAGCCTCGGTTGCCTTCACCGCCCCGTCCAATGTGGGCGGCTCTGCCATTTCCGCTTACTACGCTGTCTCCAACCCCGGTCAGATCACATCTTCTGGGGCGTCTTCACCTGTCACGGTCACGGGGTTGACCAACGGTACCTCTTACACCTTCACGGTCTGGGCACTCAATACTTACGGGCCGAGTCCCTACAGCGCGGCAAGTGGAAGTGTTACGCCAACAGCACCAAGAGGGGTCTTTGGTGGTGGTGACACGGGGGCCAGAACTAATGTGCTTTCTTACATCACCATATCAGTTGATGGAAATGCCACAGATTTTGGTGACTTAACATCAAACACGGATTTTTTGTCTAGTTGTGCGTCTACGACAAGAGGTATATTTGGTGGTGGCGCCACAATTGATGGGGTTGTAAACACTGTTGAATATATCACCATTGCAACGACAAGTAATGCAACAGATTTTGGTGACTTAACAGTTTCTAGAAGGGCGCTTGCTGCCTGTTCATCATCTACTAGAGGTTTATTTGGTGGCGGCATAACTGGCGGCGGGTCAATACAAAATGTTATTGACTACATAACAATAGCATCTGTTGGAAATGCAATTGACTTTGGAGACTTGTCATCCAATATATTTAACGGATGCGGCTCTTGCTCTTCTACAACACGCGGTTTATTTGCCGGTGGGTACAATTTTTCAATTGATACCGCATACAACATCATTGAATATGTGACTATTGCCTCCACAGGAAATGCAATTGATTTTGGAGATTTAAATCTAACACAGCAATTTTCAAACGGTTGTTCATCTAATACTCGCGGCTTATTTGGTGGTGGCGCGACTAATTCAGTAAACAATGTTATTGATTATGTTACTATTGCCTCCACGGGGAATGCGATAGACTTTGGCGATTTGACTGTTAGGCGATATGCAGCGGGCGCTTGCTCTAATTCTATTAGAGGCGTGTGGGGCGGCGGCACTAATTCAAGTTACTCCCCAGTCAATGTTATTGATAGGGTCACCATTGCATCAACTGGTAATGCCACGGATTTTGGAGACTTGACTCAAAACACTCAATCATTGGCCGCGTGCTCTAGCGCCCACGGAGGACTATAACCATGCCGAGTTACTCAGGCGTCTGGAATCTGAACGCCCAACTGCAAGCCAAGGCAAACCTTCAATGGCCGCAGGGGCCGGGTGCGCCAACATCAGTCACGGCCGAACCGGGGGATGCCTCAGCCACAATTTCGTTCACGGCACCGACCTTCACCGGGGTTCCTCCCGGCATCACCGGCTACCGCGCCATCTCCTCCCCCGGAGGATTCACCGCCACGGGGGCATCCTCGCCACTGACTGTCACCGGACTGACCAACGGCACGGCATACACCTTTAGCGTTGATGCCACTAATGGCGTCCAGTATGGGCCTGCCGGAGTGAGCGGGAGTGTCACGCCTGCTTTCCAAAGGGCGCTGTTTGGTATTGGGCAGACAACTGGCGGGACAACCGTAAACACCATTGACTATGTGTCTATTTTGACAACAGGTAACGCGGCTGATTTTGGCGACCTAACAACTGTAAGAAATAGATTCAGTTCTTGCGCTTCTTCTACTAGAGGGGTGTTTGCGGGTGGCCCAGAAACTCCTACAAATGTTATTGATTATGTGACGATTGCTTCTGTTGGGAATGCAACAGACTTTGGCGACCTTGTTTATGCGGTGCAGGGTTCGGCTGGTTGCGGCTCAGAAACAAGAGGTTTAACTTTGAGCGGCATTAGAAGTGGCACGGCTCTTTGGGCGCAGTACATAACTATTGCAACGACTGGCGATTCGTTAGATTTTGGTAATTTAAATTTTAGTCACGCCTTTGGAGGTGCTTGTTCTTCTACTACTCGTGGGATAATTGCGGGGGGAACCACTGCCGGCGGATCTAACATTTCAATTATTGAGCGCGTTACAATAGCCTCAACCGGAAGTGCGGGCTCATTTGGTAATTTAAGCAGTACGGATCAAAGTGCTGAAGTTGCTGCCTGCTCCTCCAACACACGCGGGTTATTTTCTGGCGGAGCAAATTCTGCATTTAGTGCAAGAGTAAATACCATTAGTTACATAACTATTGCAACTGACGGTAACAGTGTTGACTTTGGAGATTTATCGGCTGTTGTTTATGTCGCATCTTCTACATCATCACAAACTCGTGGTTTAGTTGGGGGCGGGCTTAATGCATCAAGTGTGCGGCAGACCACAATTTCGTATGTAACTATTGCAACGCTAGGTAACTCAACTTTCTTTGGCGATTTGAGTGTACCTGCTGTATATGGTGCTGCGTGTTCCAACTGCCACGGAGGTCTATAAGATGTCGATCAAGAACTGGCCCGGCGGTCGTATCAGCGCCACCCCTCCAACACCTACGGGGCCGTTTCAGGACGGCTTTGCTTCTGGTGTGTGGACACTGGATCAGGTGGCGTACTGGGTGCAACAGGGGCTGTGGCCGATTGCGGGTAACGCTGCGCCTGTAGCGTTGTTTGGAGGCGGAGATTCTGGTGGTGGAACAAGATCAAATGTTATCTGGCGGGTTGTTATTTCTTCAACCGGTAACGCCACAAACTTTGGCAGTTTAAGTGTTGCTCGTTACGATCTTGGTTCTTGTTCTTCTGATACTCGGGCAGTATGGGCTGCGGGATATACAACTTCCGATAGCAACATCATCGACTATGTAACATTCTCAACCGGCGGAACCGCTTCAGATTTCGGTGACCTCTCCGTTATTGCCGAGGGCACATCAGGATTGTCGAATAATGTCCGTGGCGTGTTTTCCATAGGTTATAACGGTACGGCTCCTGCGGTATCAAACATTATTGAGTATATTACTATTGCCACGACGGGCAATTCAACTGATTTTGGCGATCTGTCAGTAACTCGTGCGTATACTGCTTCTTCTGGAAGTTCAACTCGCGGCCTGTTTGCGGGAGGCATTGACTCCGCCTACTCTAATCTGACCAATGTGATCGACTACATCACCATTGCGTCAACAGGTAACGCCACAGATTTTGGTGACATCACCACAGATCGTTTTCGTTTTTCTGGCTGCGCATCTTCAACTCGCTCAGTATTTGGCGGTGGGGGTACAAATGTAGGCTTTACATCTGTTACCGCCTCTATGGTTTATGTAACCATCGCTTCTACGGGAAACTCATCTTCGTTTGGAAATTTAACGCAAGCCCGTGCGGGGCTTGCTTCCTGTGCGTCTTCTACCAGAGGCGTGTTTGCGGGAGGTACGACAAATAGTAATACCGGAACAGTTGCAACCATTGATTACATTACTATCGCAAGCACTGGTAATGCTACAAACTTTGGAAATTTGGGGGCAAGCAGGTGGGCTATTGCGGGCTGCTCCTCCGCCGCTGCCGCAGTCCAACCCACGCCGACGAGTTCTGCGATGGCGCTGTTTGGGGGTGGGGCTAATGCAAACGACGATGCTCAAGCGGGCATCGTGTATGTAAACATTGCGACCACCGGCGACGCAATGATGTTTGGAGAGTTACTTGTTAAGCGAGATTATTGCGCCTCGTGCGCTTCATCATCAAGAGCCATATTTGCGGGCGGAAATCAAAATGCAGGTATTGTAAATAGTATCGACTACACAACATTTTCTACTTTTGGTAGCGCATTAGATTTCGGTGACTTGACGCGAACAGCATCAGCTTTTGCTTCTTGCTCAAATGATACAAGAGGTTTGTTTGCGGGTAATGGCGCATATGGATCGGGCCCAAGTAATGTTATTGATTACATCACCATTGCATCAGTTGGAAACGCCACTGACTTTGGCGATCTTATCAATGCAACATATTCTCTTGCTAGTTGCTCTTCTACGACGAGGGGGATTTTCGCAGGTGGATACAACCCATCGCCAACTACGGCATCAAATGTCATATCGTATGTAACTATTGCCACGACCGGAAACGCTACAGATTTTGGTGATTTGTTGTCTGCCACCCCCTCTTTGGCAGGGTTTTCATCTTCGACCAGAGGCGTGTTTGGTGGGGGTTTGGTTTCTGGCAACCCGGTGAATGTGATTCAATACATCACAATTGCATCTACCGGAAATGCGATAGATTTTGGAGACTTGTCTTCAGTAAGATATGTGTTGTCCGGGGCCTCTTCTTCTACTCGCGGTTTGTTTGTTGGTGGCAGAATTGGTTTGCCTACTTACGCTGCGGTTAATGTGATTGAGTATGTCACTATAGCGTCTACTGGAAATTCAACAGATTTTGGAGACTTGACTGCGGCTTCGCTTGCAATGGGGGGCTGTTCCAACGCCCACGGTGGCATCTAACCCAAGGAGAAACGATTGAACGACCTGATCATCACCAACATGACAACGGCTCTTGAGGTCAAGAAGCCGGAGTACAACCTGATGCTGAAGAACATTCAGGATCGGTTGCCTGCTGTGCAGCGGGACACGAGCAACTTCCACAAGTCGCACAGCCAGTTCATGCAGGTGACTCTGGATGTCACGGCCATCACGCCCATCCGTTCAATCAAGCACACCTTGGCCGAGATCGACCGCACCCGCTCCGCGCTTCAGGAGGCGTACATCTCCATGCGCAAGAAGCAGGTGGAGTTGAAGAAGAAGCAGGAGGCTCTGGAAGCCTGCACTGACCCGCTCGACCGCGAGATGTTGGAGATCGAGATTCTGGAGATCAACAGCCACCTTGAGGGCTCCCAGAACCATGTAAACGGTGCCCTGCGGAAGATGAACTTCTTCGTCAACCAACACAAGCAACTGCTTGAGAAGGTGGGCAAGAACGAAATCTCTGAGGAAGACTACGAGCGCGAAGAGGCTCGGTATCACATCATGACCTGCATGAAGCAGGCTCTGAACGCTGCCCGTAGCCGCAACGGCATGATTGACGAGGGCAACCTGATCTACCTGTTTGACTTGGGGATAAACGCTGCCCAGGCGCAGGCAGAGGTCTTCGCCTACCTGAACATGGAGAATCAACTGATCTCCCAGGGCAATGCTCCCACCCACGAGATGACGATGCGGTGGTTGGAGGCTTGTGCGGACAAGTGGCAGGATGACCCGGCCAAGTTTGCTGCCCGTCGTGGATTCTCGGTGTTTGATCGGTCTTCTTTGACCAACTCACCCCTGCTTGAGCAGGCACCCGATCCTGATCAGAAGGCAGCGTGATGCACCTCGTCATCGGCACCCCCTGCTACGGCGGCATGATGTGTACGGAGTACACACAGTCGCTTCTTTCCCTGAAGGAAGCCTGCCTCCAGTACGGGATCAAGATGACCGCCATCTTCCTGGGCAACGAGTCCTTGGTGCAGCGGGGTAGGAACACTATCGCGCATCACTTCCTCGGGATGCAGGATGCCACCCACCTGATGTTTATCGACGCTGACCAGAAGTTCGTGGCGAACGACATCGCCCGGATGGTCAAGGCGGACAAGGGCATTATTGGTGGGCCGGTACCCATGAAGGGGATCAACTGGGACAAAGTGCGGCAGGGGGCGGTGCTGAACCATCCAGACCTGACAAAACTGACCGGGGTCTTCAACATCAACAGGTTGGACGGTCACGATATGATCGACCCCAACCTGCCATTCCAAGTCAAGCACATCGGCACGGGCTTCATGTTGATCCGCCGGGATGTGTTTGAGAAACTCAAGCCCCATGTCGGTTGGTACACCAACGGCGGGGTGACCATCAACCCGGAAGATAAGGTCTACGACTTCTTCAAGGTACAGAATGTGGACAACCAGTTGCTGTCTGAGGACTACAACTTCTGCCACATGTACCGAGAACTCGGGGGTCAGATTTGGGCTGCGCCGTGGTGCCAACTGGGTCACTTCGGGGCATATCTTTTCAGTGGGCAGTACGCCCAACAAGGAGCACTCAATGGCGCACCATTGCATCAAGTACCGACTGGCGGTTGACGGAACCGTCCCCTCTTTCCTGTGCCTGCATCCTGAAGGTGTGGGTGGGGTGTTTGTGGTGGCTGATCCGGCTACGCCTAGCCCCCGCGACATGGTGATGATTGGCCTGTCCGAGAACGACGACACGGGCGATGCTGAGGTCATCCCGACCCAGGCAGACCTCCAGACCTACCTTGCCACGGTGGGCGCAAACTGGACGGAGCCTGATCCTGCTTTCCCGAACGATCCGACCAAGACGGTTCCTTTTGACCCGGCCAAGGCGGCTAAGTGGGTGTGGGATCGCAAGGTGGCGCTAGAAGCATGATTGACATCAAGAATCTCACCATCGAAGAGGTCAACCTGATCTTGGCCGGTTTGAGTGAACTACCTACCAAGTCAGGCGCTTACCCGGTGGCGATGAAGGTCAAAACCCAGACCGAAGCCCAACTTCAAGGAGCCGCAAATGGCAACCAAGTGGATTCAGAAGGCAATCAGCAAGCCCGGAGTCCTGCGTGAGGCTCTAGGCGTCAAAGAGGGCAAGAAGATCCCGGCCAAGAAGTTGGCTGTGAAGGAGTCTGACTCTCCTCTGATGAAGAAGCGCAAGACCTTGGCTAAGACTTTGAGGGGCTTTGACTGATCATGAGCGACATTGACCCGGTGCGCTATGGGGTCCTGTGGCAGAAGGTCCAGGACTATGAGCGCCGCTTCGATGATATGAGCAAGAAGATGGACAAGATGGAGCATCAACTTGACCAACTTGTCGGTCTTGCCAACCAAGGCAAAGGTGGATTCTGGGCCGGGATGGCGCTCGTTTCGGCGATCTCTTCGGGGATCGGCTACTTCTCCCACTTCTTCCATAGGGGTAACTGATGGACAGGACCGAATTGGCCGTTTTCAGGGCTCAGGCAAGGGCAGAACTTGACCGCCTAGAAGCCGCCAGTACGGCCAAGGAGGTCGCCGGCAAGGCTATTGGCAAGCATGGCTTGGCCTACATCACGGCCATCGTGGTGATTGGCGTCGGAGCCTCCATCGTTCTAGAGAACGAGAAGATCGCAGCCGTAATGGGCCTGCTCGGTGCCGCCCTGACCGCTCTGATCTCCATGCTCAACGGCATCGCCGGTGCCTCTCCGAAGCAAGAGAAGCCCGAGTTTGAGGTCATCAAGCACCTGATCGACAAACTGGACAAACTTGACAAGGAAGAGTTGCCCATGCGGGTTGATGTCGTGGGCGACAAGGTTACCGTGACAAAGGGTGCTGACACTGTCACAGCCAAGAGGGACTGATCATGTTAGAACTACTCAGCGGCGGCATCTTTGGCTCCCTGCTTGGGGGCATCTTCCGTCTGGCTCCGGAAGTCCTGAAGTTCTTTGACAAGAAGAATGAGCGGCAGCACGAGATGGCGATGTTCAGCCGTCAGTGCGAACTGGAGCAGATCCGGGGTCAGCAGAAACTGGCTGAGATCGGAGCCGAGCGGGACAAGGCGCTTGATGTGGGGGTGATGGATGCCTTCAACGCCGCCATCAATCAGCAGGCTGAGATGGCCAAGGCTGCAGGCGGATGGGCGGCATCCTTGTCAGCTTCTGTCCGCCCGGTGGTGACCTACTGGGTGATCCTGCTGTGGTCGTTTGTCCACCTGTGGTTTGCCTGGAACGCATGGCTGTCAGGCGCCGCCCCCAGGGAAGTCTTTGAAACCATGATGACCGCCGACTTCATGGCGCTTGTTTCTGGAACCATCAACTACTGGTTCCTAGACCGCACCCTGAAGCAGCGTGGGCTATGAAACTGGACATTGCAGAAGAACTCTGCAAGCGGTTTGAGGGCTTGGCTAGGCTTGACGCCAACGGGTTGGTTTACCCCTATATTTGCCCCGCCGGGTTCCCCACACAGGGCTATGGAACCGTCTACCGCCCCGACGGCAAGAAGGTGACGATGCAGGACCCGCCGATCACCAAAGAGACAGCCGAGCAGTGGTTGAAACTGGAACTGCTCCATACCTACGCTCCCGGTGTTGTGCGGCAGTGTCCAATTCTGCTCTCCCTGGCCATGACGGCCCAGGATTGGGGCAAGTTCAACGCGATTGTGGACTTTGCGTATAACTTGGGCGTGGGCCGTCTGCAAACCTCTACTCTCAAGCGCAAGATTAACGCCCAAGACTGGGACGGGGCCAAGGAGCAGTTAATGCTCTGGACTCGGGGCGGCGGAAAGGTTCTTCCGGGGCTTGTGAGGCGCCGGCAGGCAGAAATTCAAGTGATGGGGTAAATCATGAGTTCAGCAGTCAAGTCAGATCCGGGCAAATGGAAGCGCATCGTCGCCTCCGTCAAGGCCTCCGGCAAGGGCGGGGCTCCTGGCCAGTGGAGCGCCCGCAAGGCTCAACTTGCAACTCAGAAGTACAAGGGCTCAGGAGGGGGTTACAAGGGGCCAAAGAAAGCCGATAATTCCCTCGCAAAATGGACCAAAGAGGACTGGGGCACGAAGTCTGGGAAACCCTCTACTCAAGGCCCGGAAGCTACTGGTGAGCGTTATCTGCCCAAGGCCAAGATTCAGAAACTGACTCCGGCCGAGTATGGGGCGACAACCCGAGCCAAGCGTGAGGGCATGAAACAGGGTAAGCAGTTCGTCTCTCAGCCTGAGTCGATCAAGAAGAAGGTGTGGTGATGACAGTCGCAGCCGTGATGACCTACGACTCGCTAGTCGAAAATATCCAGACCTATCTGGAGCGTACCGACCAGGCGACTCTGGACAAGATCCCTCTGTTCATCATGCTTGCGGAGCAGGTTATTGCTTCGCAGATCAAGTTTCTGGGCAACCTGACCGTCCAAACTAGCACGATGGTGCAGGGCGCCAATATCATCGACAAGCCTGCTCGGTGGCACAAGACGGTGTCCATGAACATCACCGTGGCGGGTAAGCGATACCCCGTACTGCTGCGTCGCTACGAGTATCTGCGGGAGTATTGGCCCGATCCCGCTCAACAGTTGATCCCAAAGTTCTACTGCGACTACGACTACACCCACTGGATGGTCGCTCCGACGCCGGATGCGGCCTACAACTTTGAGGTGCTGTACTACGAGCGGATTCAGCCTCTGGACAGCAGCAATCAGACCAACTGGTTCACGATCTACGCCCCTCAGGCGCTCCTGTACGGCTCCCTGCTGCAGGCCATGCCGTTCCTGAAGAACGACGAGCGCATGGGCATGTGGCAGCAGCAGTACGACTTGATCATGCAGACCTTGATGGCTGAGGACAAGTTGCGGGTTGCAGACCGCCAGGCTGTGGCCATCGACAGTTAAGGATAGACCATGAGTTACAACTCACCCTTCACCGGCAATGTGGTCCAACCGACCGATGTCTCGTTCCGGGCTATCACCCTCACGGCCAACACCCAGTTGGAGTGGCCCATCAACGGCAACGCCACGGATGACTACGCTGCCCGGATCATGAATGTCACGGCGTCATCCTCGGGGCTTGCCCTGTGGATGCCGCCTGCCAACCAGACCTCGGTGGGCAACGACGCCCTGATCCGCAATGTCGGCGCCAACTCCTTCACGGTCAAGGACTACAACGGCACCAACACGATCATCACGATCGCCGCGGGTGAGGCCAAGTACATCTACATCACCTCCAACGCCAACACGCAGGGCACCTGGGGGAACATCGCTTTCGGCACGGGTACTTCCGCAGCAGATGCGGCAAGCCTGGCCGGATTGGGGTTGGTTGCAGATGGCACGACTCTGAACCAAAGCCACCCCTCTCAGTCGCTGATTGCGGCCTACAACTTTGCGGTTAGTGACCGAGCCCAGACCTACATCTGGACGGGCGGCACCACGACGGCAACGCTTCCCTCCGCTGTCACGACCGGCAACAACTGGTTCGTGCTGTTCAAAAACAACGGCACGGGAACGGTCACGATCGGAACAACTGGCGGCCAACTGTTGGATGGCCAGACAAGCAAGGCCTTCGCGCCTGGAGAGTCGGCCTTCATCATCTCCACCGGAACTGCTTATGTCACGGTGGGGTATGGAGTTAGCACCGAGTTTGAGTTTGGGGTACTGACCAAGCCTGTTACAACCGGCTCCTACACCCTGACGGCCTCTGAAGCCTCAAACACCATTCAGTTTTATACCGGGACCTTGACGGGCAATGTGACTGTCACCTACCCGCCGGTGGTAAACCTGTATGTGATCTCCAATCAAACAAGTGCCGGCGGTTTCACGCTGACGGTGACCACAGGAATTGGCGGCTCTGCCACGGCAACGATCCCGACATCTGGTCAGGCGACCTTGATCTGTGATGGCACCAACTTCTATAACGCCAACACCAGTCAAGCCGGGGCCACTTCACTAAGTTTGCTCAATGGATCTGCCGGGTCTCCATCGCTAAACTTTGCCTCTGAGACCAACACCGGTGTTTATCGTCCTGGCGCGGGCCGTTTTGGCATCTCCGTTCTGGGCAATCTAGTAACGGATGTGACGGCTTCTGGGCTTGCTGTGACCGGCACCGGCAACTTCACCAACGGCATCTCCGGCGGGGCATTCTGATGACCAAGAAGGTCTTCGCGCTAGATACCAAGCCTGGAATCCAACGGGACGGGACTCTTTTTGACAAGGAGTTCTATGTCGATGGCCGTTGGGTGCGGTTTCAGCGTGGACGCCCGCGCAAGATCGGCGGGTACCGTCAGATCACGGACAAAATGTCTGGACCTTCTCGGGGCATCTATGTGGTGCCCCGAAATTCATTCAACAACATCTACAACGGCTACTCTGACGGCCTGCAAGTCATCCCGGTAGATGACAACGGCACCGGCTCTGGCATCACAGACTTCACCTTCGGCGGCCCGATTCTGACGACCAACACGCTCGTTGGTGGCTCTGGGTACACCAACGGCACCTACACGGGTGTTCCGCTGTCTTATGTGACCTCTGGGACCGGTTCTGCGGCTTCTGCGACGATCGTGGTGTCTGGCGGGGCCGTCACAAGCGTGACGATCACCGGCGCGGGGTTTGGCTACCTTGTGTTTGACCAACTGACGGCTGCTGCCGCCCTTATCGGTGGAACTGGCTCAGGCTTCTCGTTCCAAGTGGCCACAGTCAACAGTTGCTTCACGCCGTCCGCCAACAACCTGTGGCAGTTTGACACCTTCACGGACTCCTCGGGTTCTGGCGCAAACCTGCTCCTGGCGCATCCTTCTCAGGACCTGTCTCAAATTGACGACGAGACGAACACGCCTGTGCTGTGCGGGCCGCTTATCGGCACAAGCCTGCGTCCGGTGGGAGTGTTCACACAAGTGGCGGCTACGGTCACTAGCGGCTCTAACTCGGTGACTCTTTCTTCTGCCAACGCCAACATCGGGGCGGGGCAACTCATCACCGGACCCGGCATCCCTGCGGGGACCTATGTTCAGGCCATCTCCACGACCACGCTGACTCTGAGTCAAAACGCCAACGCCAACGGCACAAATGTGACCTTGGTGTTCGACAACGAGGTGTCGGTGTCTGGCGGGGTTGTGTCCCTGCACCCTTATGTCTTTGTATACGGCAACGATGGCCTGATCCGCAACTGCGCTGCCGGCAACATCGACGACTGGGTGTCTGCAGACGCCAACGAAGTTAATGTGGCCACGGGCAAGATCGTCCAAGGTCTTCCTGTTCGAGGCGGTTCTAACGCCCCTTCAGGGCTCTTCTGGAGCCTGGACTCCATAGTCCGCGTCTCCTACGCCCCAACGAACATTGTGGTGGGTGGCACCACAGTGACCCAATACTGGCGCTACGATGTCATCACCTCTCAGTCCTCAATTTTGTCTGCACAAGGGATCATTGAGTACGACGGTGTGTACTTCTGGTGCGGAACTGACCGCTTCCTGCTCTACAACGGCGTGGTCAAGGAAATCCCAAATTCGATGAACCAGAACTGGTTCTTCGACAACCTGAACTACACCCAGAGACAGAAGGTTTTTGCCACCAAGGTGCCTCGTTTTGGCGAGATCTGGTGGTTCTACCCCCGCGGCGACTCTGCCGAGTGCAACGACGCGATCATCTACAACATCCGAGAAAACACCTGGTACGACCTTGGGCAGGCTTTGGGCGCTCGTCGGTCTGCAGGTTACTTCTCTCAGGTGTTCCGCTTCCCGGTCAACGCCGGTTGGGAGACCAACTACACCGGTGCAATCAATACCCTGTCCATCTCCAACGCGGGCTCTGGATACACGAACGGCACCTACTCCTTCCAAGCCCTGACGGGCGGAACTGGGTCTGGCGCTACGGCCACGATCACCATCTCTGGCGGATCTGCGATCTCAATCGTGCTCAAGAACAAGGGCATCAACTACTCTGTTGGTGACACCCTTTCTGCTTCCATCCCAGGCGGGACAAACCTGCAGTTCACGGTAGGAACAACGGTGGACTTTGTGACTCTGTGGCAGCACGAGGTTGGGACGGATGAGGTTGCTTTTGCCCAGGTCAACGCTATTGAGTCCTACTTTGAGACTTCTGACCTAGGTTGGGTGGCCGGAGGACCTTCTGAGCCTAACCCTGTGGGCGAGAACAAGTGGCTGCGTATTGAGCGGGTGGAGCCTGACTTCATCCAGTCCGGGAACATGGACCTGTACATCACGGGTCGCCCCTATGCTCAGGAGCAGGACAAGACGACTGGCCCCTATACCTTTGCGCCCGGTACTGGCAAGATTGACATGAAGGAGCAGCGCCGCGAGTTGCGGATGAAGTTTGTCTCCAACACGGCCGGCGGCAACTATCAGTTGGGCAAGGTTATCGTCAATGCCGACCTGGGCGATGTCCGCGGGTACTCATCATGAGCGTAGGCCTGATCTATGACCCCCGGTATCACTCCTTTGAGTCGTGGGCTTCCCTGATGTGCGAACTCTACGCGGCGCAGCAGCTACAGATTCCTGGTCCTACTGTGGACTGGAAGTCTTGGGCTGTGGGCCTGAAGGCCATAGATGTCTTCGCCAACGAAGGCGTTCCTGAGCCTTACAACTTCGATGACTGGCAAGAATGGGCGCAGGCAGTAGTCGGCGCTGTCAATCCGAGAACCTGACATGGCGCTTCTGTACGATTCCTCCCGGTTCAACGACGAGTCTGAAGAGTTCTTGGCTCCCGAACAAGTGGGGGCTCTGCCGACTTTTAGTGACTCTCAAGTGGCTCAAGCCCTGCGGGAGTCCATGGCTCAGGGGTTTAGTCTGGATCAATCCCTCTCCGGTGCAGCCAGTGTATTTGGAGTCCCCGCGGATCAGTTGAGCCGCGTAAGCGCCTCATTTGCTCCTGCGCCAACACCTGCTCCGGTTGCTGCGCCCGTTGGGGCACTGCCAACGGTTGTGGAGCAAGTCGCCACGCCCGCCCTTGCTCCTGCGCCAACTATTGCTCCCGCGCCAATCCCCGCGCCTGCGCCCGTCCCTGAGCAAATCGTTCAGAAGCCGGTGCGGCCGCCCGCAGTGGCTAGGCCGGAAGACATTGAGATCATTGAGCGAAACGCCCCTGTTTCCATCGGGTCCGGTTTGTATCGGACTCCCGGCGGGAGCATCATCAACGAGCAAGGCTATCCGGTTTCTCAGGCAGAAGCCGACCGCATCATGGGCGTGGGCGCTCCTGCTCCTGAGCCCGCTCCTGCTCCTGCCCCCGCTCCTGCAGCAGGCGCTCTATCTCAGGCTGCAGCGATCGACACGAGCAACCCGCAGAACCTGATCACCAACATTCTCGGTGCAGACCCCGGTGCGGCGCAGCGTCTAATCCAGTCCCGCACCCAGGCATTCGATCTTGGGGAGGCGAGTTCATTTAATGATCCTGGAGAGCAGTTTGGAGGCTTCACGGTTCGTGCGACCCCGAATGCTTATGACTTCGAGGGCAGGCCCACCGGGACGGGATACACGGCCACGAAAACGGAAACTGGCCCCGGCGGCAATCCGGTAGAGACCACGATCACATACGACGAATCCGGAAGAGTCACCGGCTCCCAGGCTCGGGTGTTCACAGGAAGCGACAGTGGCGTACTGGTCTCCTATGACGCTAGTGGCAAGATCATTGGTCAGCAGGGCTTTGACTACTCAGAGTCTTGGAAGGGCGAACTCGGCAAGATCATGTCCGTCATCGGCCCCGCACTTGGGCCATACGGCATGCTTATCAACGCCGGTTTGCAGGGCAGTCAGGGCAATTGGCTCGGGGCTCTTGCATCCGTTGCCGGAGCGGGGTCTGGTCTTGCGGGCGGCTATGACTTTGGCACTGGTGCCCTGACCACTCCGGGCGGAACATTCGCCGGTATCTCGCAAAACACCTTCGGAAACATCTCGACTGCTGCGAACACTGCGAACGCGCTCAAATCAGGCAACTGGGCCGGCGCTCTTTCTTCCATCGCGGGCAGTAGCCTGGGGGCGCAAGCGCTCGGTACGGAGATCGGCAACACCGGATTCACTCTTGGAGACGCCGCAAAGGGTGCATCCGCGCTCATGGCTGTGCAGAACGGCCAATACGGGCAAGCGATCACCTCCCTGGGTCAGCTATCTAACAGCAACGACACGGTCATCGCAGGGCGTGCTGTATCCCTTGCAC